TTTAATGTTAGTTAATGATGGTAAAGGTTCTAATTATCAAGAAAAAGTAGTAACTCCTGATGGTAAGGTAATCGAGCCAAAAGGTAGAAATGTAGTAATGAACGCACCAAAAGGAACACAGATTTTTACACACGACCAATGGCTAAACAATATTCTTTTAAGTAATGGAATTGAACCAACTAATCAAACAATTGTAAAAGGTGGAATTTCTAAAGAAGAAATGCGTGACGTAATGTCACAGTTTGCGAACAAAGATAGTTATCATTTCAGCATTGACGAGGGCGGAATAAACAAAACTATCATGCGAGGAGCGAGCAAAACAAATATTTTAAATAGTAGATTAAGAATTAAATCAAATAATGTATAATGGACGGAATTAACTTTAAATTTTACCTTAACTTCAAAAATGATTCAATAGGTCGGATAGAAATATCTGAGCCTGTTGGATTTGATGGTGCTACTTTTACAATCGAACAAGATTCTAAAAGATATGGTAGAGATGTAGCGTATGGTAGTGAGGAAGTTTCACTATCTTTTTTTGAGGGCGTTTATGATAATGGTTTAACGCATTGTTTTGATTTATTAGTAAGATATTATTCAGACTATGGATTTGAAAGTGAAGTTGAATTTATTGTAAATAAAAATGGTGTTGACTTTGTAGTAGGTTTATTAGACTACCAATTAGCAGAAACAGACCAAATAACGCACTTTAAAACTAAAGTAATACAAAACACTAACCAAGCAATTGTAAAGCGTAGAGATGATGTAAATGTTGATGTATTTAGTAGTACTGATTTAGATGACAATGCAATAACGCCAGTTACAACGCAAAAGATTTTATTAAAGGCAAAACCAGTAGTGCAAAATAGTGATTTTGGTAGTAATGATATTTCTGCAATTGGATTTTCAAGAACAAATAATAGAAACGATGTTACAAATAAACCAAGAACCGTAACTTTAGGTTCTAATAATTGTAATGTTGTAAAAAAGTGGGGAATTGAAAATACTTTATCTTTTATGGATAATAGGTATGTTTTAAATTCATTTGGTTTTCCTTCTGATGGTTTAAATTTTACATACATTGAAGCACAAGAAGATTTGACAAATGTTACAATAAAAATTACTGATTTAGTAGCAAGTACAAGTCAAAGTAAAAATGATTTTTTTACAAATATTGTAACGAGTGGTAGCGGTTACGTAAAGTTTGTTGTTAAATATGGTTATGATAATGGTATAGGTAATGATTTGACTACAATTGTTTTATATGAAAAAAACTTTGGATTTGTAAATAATACTCCAATTGAATTTTTACCAACTTCATTTAATGTAAACATACCTTTAATAAATAGAGGAATGAGGTTATGGATATATATGCAACCATATTCAGAAGCCACTTTTAATCAATATCAATCAAGTTCGCTCGCTGGGTATGAGGTTTATGCTACTATGGAATCAATGAATGTTTCAATTACAGGAACATCAACCGCTATTAATTCCGTTATTGAGGGTGTTAGACATATAAACTATGTAAAGCAAGTTTTTAAAAGTGCAACAGGATTGAATGTAATTGCTCCTAAATATGACATAGGCGGACAATTTTACAATAACTTTGTTTTTAATGGTAAGTTAATAAGACAATTTACAGACCAAGCATTTTACGGAACTATTAAAGAAAATGTATCGCAATTATTTGAATTAAATAGCGATTATCAAATAAATAAAGACGCTGTTTATATCGGGCAATATAATGATTTTTATACTAACAACGAAATAGGTGCTTTTTTAACAGCTCCAGAGCAAAGTTTTAAAAGTGCTTTTAACGATAGATATTCTATTAATAAAATGGAATATAAATATAAATCATTTGAGCAAGACAAAGACGAAAGCAACACGATAGACGCTATCCATACTTCGACACAATGGCTATTACCAAATAAACAAGTAGAGAATAATTTAAAGATAGAAGTTGACTTTGTGCGTGACCCTTTTGAAATTGAAAGCGCAAGACGACAAGGAATATTTACAAAAGATACAACCTCTTTAAGTAATGACGACAAAGTTTATATTATCGATGTTATAGAATTAGCACCAAACACAAGAAACGAATTTACAGCCCTTTTGCAGTACACAAAATCTATTGAAGATGAAACTTTTAAAATACTTTCAAACGGTTCTTTTAATTGGAATTTATTAGGTTTTGAAGTAGGTAATACTATAATTGTAAACGGAAACTCTTATGTAGTTGCAATAATTGAAAATACAGTAATTACATTAACAGACCCAACGGCAGACGGAACAACAGGGACGGCCGTAATAACTGTAAATTACCCTTTGACAAATGTAAGTTTAGTCAATAGAACAAACCAAGAGTTTAATTTAATTGAAAATATAGCAACAGGCGAAAACTTTAGTAACTTACAATATTCAATAGGGCGTAATTTACAGCATTGGTATTCTTATTTAAAAACAGCGTGCAAATTTAGACAATTAGGTAAAATAAAAAATACCTACTTTAAATCTAATGGACTTGCAAAGACACAATTTAGAAGTGGTGCTATTATTACAGAAAATGCTGATATATTAGTATCTAATTTAGGAGATGCTATTTTGTCGCCTTATGTTTATACTACTAAATTAGTTGCCGATTACAACGATGTATTAAACGTTCTTGAATTAATGGAAACTATAAATTTGGATAATTCAATAGGTGGATTTATAAGAGTTATGGATAATGAGTTCAGAATGGCTAAAATTTACCCTACTAAATTATCTTATAAATGGGCAACCGCTGAATTAGATATAACAGGAGAAGTAAAACAAGATTCTGAATATTTAGAAATTAATTCTACTTTAAGTGGTTTAATTATTATTGATGAAGTAGGTTATGATACCGATATAATAAAGCCTTTATCTTTAAGAACAGAAGGCGACTACATACAAATATTAGATAAAAGAGGAATTGCTTTAAATAATTTAATAAAATTTGATAAAGTAAGAGTTAATTCAAATATTTTTAGTAATATTGTAGAACTTTCAGATGAATTATTAACGTTGTGATAACGTCGAATTATGGATTATTCTTTTATTAGATTTAGTGAAACATTAGCTGAGGCGAACCAATTAAAGGACTCGCCTTTAGCTAATATTCGCTATCAAGAAGTTATACAATTACTACCTACTGAACATTATCTACAAAAAACAAATACAGACTACGGAATTTCTTTTGATGGGGATTTACAAGTTTTAGTAGTTGATTGTAATGATAATACTTTAGCAGATATTACCGACAAAGTAGCTGTTTATGAGTTTGTAGATAGAAACGGAATAAATCAGTTAGATATTGAATTTTATAAGTTATCGGTTGATTTTTACAAAAGACCAGTACATATAAAATTAGTAAATACTTATTCTAATGCTGTTTATTATTCAAACTCTTTGTATATTACAGCGTATGAAAGTTACAAAACAACTCGTTTTGATTACTTTAACCACAATGTAATAGTTGGTATTCCTTATGATAAAACTTCAAACTATCAATCTATTAGACTGCAATTATGGTTTAATAATTTAGAAGATAAAACAGAAGTAAGCGATTATTACCAAATTAGCAACGGAAATACAATAAGCACAAGACCACTTTATAAACAAGCTGAAATATACGCTTGTGAAATGATGTCAAACTTTGCCTTTGAACGCATAAACGTATTATTATTACATGATGTAATTTATATTGATGGTGTAAGAATGACAAATAAAACTACTTTAAAAAGTGGGTCAAGAATACAAGCAAGTAATATTTTTAAAACTGAATTTTCATGCTTTAAAAACTATGACGAAAATTATTTACCTTATCCTTTTATTTACGAACCTTTATCTTTAGTAGAAAGAAGTCCAGAAGGTGTTTATACTTTATCTGGTATATCTGGGGAAAATATAAGAGGTGCATTTAATAGAAATATAACTTTAGGTAGTGGTACAATTAAACTTTACAAAGGCGTTACTTTAATAAATACTTTTACAACCGCTACTATTATAGGTAATTTATTTGAAGTTGATATAACAGGATTAATAACAACAAATGGAACTTATTATGTTGTTATATCAAACGGTATGTTTAAAAGCGATGTAGATACTTACAGTGGTACAAATTGGAGTTTTGTAGTAGCTGATGGGGAATATGAAAGTTCTGAATATGATAATTCACAATATTTAACAAATTAATAAAATGGCAACAAAAAGTAATTTAATAACAGATATAAATACGCAATTAACAGCGATTATAACACAAGCTAAACATAGATTGTCTATGTTATCAATTATTAACGAAATATATCCAACTATTGTAAGAGAAACGCAATCTACTACAAACACTATTACAACTAAAAATACTACTCCAACTTTAGCCTATGATATAAATATAGCTAAAACAGGGCGTAAAGTAACTATTAACGGAAGCATAACAAATACTACTGATAGTATAATAGCAAGTGTTTCTGCTGATGGTAATTATTTCTTTGAAATAACAAATAGTGAATATTATCCAAGTACTTTAGAAATACAGCCTTTTTTTACTTTTGGAACTGGATTTAGTTCTTATTTATTTTTTGACAGTAATAAGATTTATTGCAGAGAAATACCAGCTAATGAAGTTTCTTATTTTAGTATAACTTATTTTACTCAAAACTAATGAGAGAGGCTGTAAAAATAACAAGAACGACATCAGAATTTAATCAAAATCTATTGAGTTTCTTAAACTCTGATGTTAGTATTACTTCTGGTGGTGCTAACGCTACCATAACAAAAGATAATTCTTTTAAGTATGGTTATTTAGATAGTTTTAAAATAAATTATATAAATACTGGTAGTTCTGATAATGTTGTTTTTTACATAAACGATAATACAACAACTGTTACGCAAGATGGTAGTTATATTTTATCGTATAGATTTTTTAAAAACTCGATAACAGAAGATGTAAATTTTATATGCAATGTGTTTGTTAACGGAATATTGCAAACTGAAAATATTTTAAATCAAAATCTTTTTATAAGTTCAGGCTTTGAAGATAATGTTTGGCAAACATACGCACAAACTTTAGATTTACAAACTGGAGATATTATAACAATGACTTTTGATACTTATTCAGATACTTCATTAGTTGATATTTGGTTTGATGGATTAAAATTAGAATTAGACAATAAGAATTTAGGAATACCAAGTATATACAGTTTGCCTATTGATTTATTTGTGTTAAATGATAACACAACAGGTTGGGAACAAATTACAGATACAACATATACAAGCGGTTCGCCTTTAACAATTTCAAGCGGTGTAACTGCTAAAATATTAAATAATGGTGGTTCAAGAATAAACACACAATTACCATTAGGTATTGCAAAGTTTTGGAATGAATCAACAAATAAAATAGTAGCCGTTAATAATGGAGATGCTTTTACATTATCGTTACGTTTTAAAGCTAAAATGAATGTAGCTAATGGTATAACTGATATTGGTATAAATATAGGCGGTTCATTAAATACAATTAGCGCAGAAACTTTATTATTTTCTAAAGGTAGCGGAGTTGAGCAAAGATTTGATATTGATTTAAGTTATTTTACAGGAACTACTTTTATCGCTAATGGCGGAGATATTGAAGTAACTCCTTTAAATGGTAATATTTCTATTTACGATATTGTTTTAGTTATTATAAGAACGCATAAAGGATTTTAATTATGATAAAATTACAAATAAGAAGAAAAACAGCTAAAGTATGGCAACACTTTATAACTGATGGAGAAAATTTTATTTTTTCTAAATGTTATTGCAAAACTAATGGCGATAAGTTTCGAGTTGTCGAAGATGGCGGAACTCAAAAGAATGAATATAATTTTGACGAAATAGAAGTTTACGACGACTTAAATAGCGGAATAGCTGAAACGTTTACAAGTTCTTTAGAATTAATGGAGCGGTTGTCTGCTTTAAACTATGTGGGTTTTAATCAAGACGGAAATGTTATAATAGCTGATTTAATCAGTTCAGATTCGTCTAATGCTGTTGTTTTAGGCAGTGATGATAGATTGTTTGTTAGTTCAAGTGGCGGAGGAGAAACACCAACTTTACAAGCGGTTACAAATGAAGGTAACACAACTTTAAACGAAATAAAAATTTACAATCCAGGAAATTTCTTTATGGAATTATATCCAAACGGTGTATATATAGAAAATCAAATTAATGGTGATAATATGAGTTTGAACTCGTATATATTGCAATTTGGCGATTCTTCATTCGCTTCAAATTTTTTATTTAGACCACGAACTCAAAACACCGTTTTTTATTTTGAAGATGAAGGCGGTGAAAAATCAATCGCTACTCGTGAGTGGGTGAATTTAAATACTCCGAACTTTCAACAAGTTACCGATGAAGGTAATACGACTACTAATGAAATACAAGCTAGTAATTTTGTAAGTGCTGGTTCTGGTAATTTTGGGGGAATTATAATAAATGATGGAGATTTGAATCAAATAGGCTCTATTTCTTGCTTAGCGACTCCATTAAATTCAAGAGATTATAATTTACCTGATGAAGATGGAATAATCGCAACAAGAGAGTGGGTGAATGATAAAAATAATTTGCAATGGCTTTTAAAAGACACCACACCAACAACAGCGGTTACAGGTACAACTTCAAGAACTCAAATAGGTAGTAGTATTTTAATTCCCGCAAATACTTTTAGTTCCGAAGATTTAATGAATTTAGATTCGTTTGCGGTTGAAAAAATAGCAGGCTTAGGAACTTGTCAGATACAACTTTGGCACAACACAAGCAACACACTTACAGGAGCTACTGCAATAGCTGTTTTTTCAATGGTTAACGCCAATGTTTCAGCGAAAATGATAAGAACTTTTGAAATAACAGGCGGTTTATTGAATGGTAGGGTCGCTGGAAATGTAAACGGTATTTCAGACATTGGAGGTTTATCTGTGGCAACTTTATCTATTTCTTTTGACCCAACAATTGATAATTATTTTTTTACAACTGTTCAATTAGGGAATGCTTCTGATTCCGTAAAAAGAACACAACTTTTAATATCTAAATAATATGCCACTATATTCAATTTTAGACGAAAATGGATTTATTACGCATTGCGAAAATCATGCAGAATGTCCGCCAAATGCAACACCACTTTTGAACACTGAATTTATTAAACCTCGTTTGGTAAATGGTGTTTTGGTGGAAGGTGCAACAAGCGAAGAAATTGCAAGTTTGATAATTGTTCCTGATTCAATTTCACAAATGAAGTTACGCAAACAACTTATTTTAAGTGGTATTTCTATTGCTTCGATTGATGCTTTAATACAATCGTTACCACAACCAAATAGAGATTTGATTTACACTATGTGGGAATATGCAGTTGTATTTGATAGACACAATCCCGAACTAAATGCAATGTCTCAAATGTTAGAAATAACACAACAACAATTAGACGAAATATTTATTAACGGAAATTTATTATGATACTATTTATAATCGCTTACATTTTATTTTTACCTTTATCATTTATAAACTTTCTTTTTGTGCGTCAAAAAGGATATTTTAAAGACAGCGCAATAAACATTGATAAGTTTGGTAATAGAGAGTTTAGAAGTTCTTTAAATCGCTGTTTAATTACTTCAAATAGCCCTTTTGAATTTGGTAATATTAATGAAACAATATCAAGTGTATTGGGTAAAAATAAAAGGTTCGGACACCTTACAAAGTTTGGTAAAATAATATGTTTAATTTTAGACACAATAGAAAAAAATCATTGTGAAAAATCGATAGTTTGGTAGTATGATAACAACTAAAATAATTACAGCAATCATAACAACATTTTTAATATTTATTACGCCAATATTAGGACTATTGGGGTTAATATCTTTTGCGGTTGGATTTGATACAATATTTGCTATTTATGTAAGCATTAAACAAAAAGGAATTAACTCTTTTAAAAGTACTAAACTTTTTAATATAGTAGTTAAAACTTTCTTTTATATGGGTTCAATTATATTTGCTTTTATGATTGATAAATATATTTTAGATGGTAAACTATTCGATATTCCTTATTTGATTTCTAAAGTGCTTACTTTTGTATGGCTGTATATTGAAGTAAAAAGCATAGATGAAACCTCTATGAAATTAGGGAATCGTTCACTTTGGGTAATCGTAAAAGAAATCATATCTAAAGGCAAAGACTTAAAAAAGGATATTAACGAAATCAAAGAGTAATGAGAAACATTAACTACATAGTAATTCATTGCACCGCCTCGCAACCGAGTGCAACAAAGCAATCTATTTTAGACTATTGGAAAAACGTTTTAAAATGGAAAACAGTAGGGTATCATAGATTGATTGACGCTAATGGAATTATTCACGAATTGGCAAAATATGAACAAGTAACTAATGGTGTGAAAGGTTATAATAGTGAATCAATACATTTTAGCTATATTGGTGGAATAGACGAGAAAGGAAAGCCAAAAGACACAAGAACACCAAAACAAAAAGAAAGTCTTTTATATCTAATAAAACAAGCAAAAAAACAATTTCCAAACGCAATTATACAAGGTCATAAAGATTTTAAAGGGGTTGCAAAGGCTTGCCCGAGTTTTGAAGCAAAGAAAGAATATAGTAATATTTAAATAATATCGGTTTTTTCAATCATTACAAGTAAAAAAGCATATTAATGTTGGTATAAAACAACAAAACCGCCCTAAAAAATAGAGCGGTTTTTTAATTAACTAAACTACTTCCCCAAAAATTATTTTTTTATTTCTTCTGCTAATTCTAAAATAAAATTATTAATTTGTTCCTCGCTCCAACTTAAAGCAATTAAATGAGCTTTAAAAGATGTGAATAATTGTTCTAAACTTACATCGGAATTATTAAATTCTGTTGTATGTTGTTCCCATTTAGTTCGTGTTATTAGTTCCATTAGTAATGTCTTTTAAATAATTAAAAGTAGATTCTGATTTTTCTCCCCAAAAGAAATCGCAAATAAAAACGTTATCTTTTATTTTTCCAACGTTGTCATCTGAAAAATACGATTGTCTATATTCGCTATCTTTAGAAGTAAATCTATAACATTTTTCTTTTATAGGGCAATTAATACCCTTACATTTTGTAATATCTGGCATAATGTTTAAAATAAATGTGTAATTCGGGCAATTTGTCCGTTAAGTTTATGATGTAAAAATCCCTCTATTGCTTTCGGGGCGTGTTGATATCCGTTCCTATGATGCCATGAATCCGTACCGCTTGGACTTCTTAATGTTTCAACACAAACACCCATAACATCTTTACTTACTTTATGATGCAAATGATGTGTATAAAAATATTTATGTTTGCACGCTTGCCAACTATCCGATTCATGAGCCATCAATAAAGCTAAATTTTCAGTCTTTGCACCATCTCCATGAGTTGAACCTATTAAGTTATTAAAGTAAGTATAATATTTACGATGTGCGATGTCAACATTAAAAGTTACATTTTCGCAATTTCTAAAATGAGTTTCAATTACTTGTGCTAAAAAGAAACCGTGTGTATAATCGTGATTAGATGGATTGTAAGTAACGTGTGTAGGTGCTATTTGCATAAGAATTTCAATAACATCTACATATAATTGTTTTGCTATTATAAAATTAGTGTGCCACATTCCATCTGTATCTTGTGGTGTTCCTGATGTAGTTTGTCTTTTTGGACTATCAATATGTAAAATGTCGTTACCAATAATTAAATTTATTTGGTCAATTTCAAAACCTTTAACTTTATTAAGTATTCCTTTTACGCCTTGAAGTACTCTTTGAACTGCTATTTGATTATTATAAGGCTCTCCAACTTCAAACGCACTGCATAACTTACCTATATGTATGTCTGCTGGGTCAATAACTAATAAATGAGCGTCTTTTTTATCTTCGTAAACTATTTTATTGTATTTAGGAATATAAGTCTTTAAATCGCTTAATAATACTTTTGATAAAGTTTCAAAGTCTTTTTCTTGTAATTCTTTATAATCAGGATTTTTTACAAATAAACTTGAATTTTTATCTTTTAACCAAAGGTGTTTGACATTTGTAGTATCAACTTGTAAATTATTAGTCGCTTCTTTTATTCCTTTGTTACGAAACTTATAAATATATTTTCTTAAAGCATTTAATTCAGGATTTTTATTATGTGGTAAATTATTATTTAAAATAAGTTTACCTATTTTATCATCTGAATAATCACTTTCTTTTATATAAGATTCTATTTGATTATCGAATTTAGACCACTTGCTTTTTATCATAAAGAAGTTTTTTTATTAATATACCAAATTATAACCAACACAACTAAAAATAAAAACAAAGCTATTATACCCGCTATTCCTAAAAAAAGAGTAGTATTGTCGGTTTCTTTGTGTTTGTCTTTTATTTCAACTATTTGCGTGTCTAGTTTGTGAATTGTATCTTTTTGAATATGCCACCTATCCCGATAATGATTTTCAATCATAACATTAACGATTGTATCTTTTCCTATTAGCATAGGTTTTGTAGCGTCAAAAGGTCGCAAGATAAACGAACTATCACGAAATCTTTTTAAATCAATTTTAGACGCATTAAAATCGCTTTTAGATTCTATTTCTATACTTGTTTTATCTTTTTTAACAGAACCGCAAGAAAGTAAACTAATTGCGATTAGTAGTAAGGTTATTTTTTTCATAGTTTTAAAATTTCTTTTAATCTATTTCTTTAATGCTTTCTAAAAAATTTTCTATATCGGCATGAGTTACGGTGTCTTTGTTTAAATCTGAAACCATTTCTTTTCGTTCATCTGATAATAAATAATTACCAAAATCTACCAAATCTTTTTTGTTAAAATACATTTCCATCTTATTATTTTTTAATTAAATTTTTCTCAAAAATACAAAAACTTTCTTTTAAATCGCTTATTGTTGTTTTTTTTCGTTTGTCTTTTTTAATTTCAGGCATATTTTTAATAACACTATCCCTTATAAATTTTGAAACATTTACTTTATTTTTTCGTAATTGCTTAAAAAATTCCTTCATTTTTTTATCACAAGTGAAAGTTTGTATTTCGTTGTAAATTTCCATTGTTTATAAGGGTTAATAAAATAAAATAATATTTTTTATAGTGTAATGTTGTAGTTATGAGCAAGTTTACTGACCGTCTTCGTAACGGCTCATTTCAAAACCGTGTGAATAAAAATCCCCAAGTCCACCAGCATCAATAACTATTTTATAATTATAATCTTCGTGAGAAACTACAATTTGAGTTCCTTCATCATTTTCTATATTTTCAGTTGGTATTCCAACACATTCTATAAAGTGTTGCATACTTTGGTTGTTATCCATACCCATATTATCGTTTTCATTGATAATTCGATAGGATGTTTCTCCTTTTGCAAATTCATCAAACATTTGCGTTATCGAATTTGGTATCTCATAAATTTCTGTTTTCATAATAATTTTTTGTTTAAATTACACAACCTGCTCATAACAGCAATTTGGCAATATGTCGGTTTTGGTCTTTAATTTAATGGTCGTTTTGTACTTGTAGAAATTCGGTATTTCCGAATGTCTTGGCTTCTTTAATCCGCCACATCGCCAAGTTGCAAAACGTTAACAAATATATTATTCTGAACTTTGTAGTAATTCAGGATTTTCATAAACATTACCTTTAATAAAAGTTGTTTTAATCCAATATCCTAAATCTTTTCTAAGAACTTCATCATTAAATTCTAAGTAAAAGCCAATATGTAAAGCGTGTTTATCGTCACAAGGATTTCTGTATGGTCCAAATTTTACAATACCTTTTTTATTTTCATCAAAATGATAAGGCATTATATCCCCTTCGTAAATCTCTTTTTCATTTTTATCTTTTAAACCTGTGTATTGCATAAACACAATTTCTTTTTGCCATTGTTCAAGCTCTTTTTCTTTATCATAAGTATCTTCATAAGATAATCTATATTGAAATGTTTCTGAAATTGCTGAATCAATTTGGGTATCTTCTGGGTATATCATTTCATTAACTACTTGATTTTTTACCCATGCTCTAAATTTAATTTCTCTCATAATTTTATTTTTTTTATGTTTAAAAATACATTTGTTAACAGCGGTTTTGTGCTATTGCCGTTTTCGGCTAAATTTAAAGGTTTGTTTATATCTTCAAACATTTGTCTTTAATTTAAAAATTAGTGTGTGTTTTTTCGGCAACATCACAAAGCCTGAGAACGTTATGCGTAATGTTAAGACAGCACCCTGCTAACCGAAACATTGTAATAATTTTTATCTTTTTCAATCCCTATGTATTGCCTATTTAACTCTTTACAAGCTAAACCAGTTGTATTACTACCCATACAATTATCCATTACTACATCATTTTCATTTGAATAGGTTTTAATTAAGTATTTCATAAGTTCCAAAGGTTTTTGTGTTGGGTGTAATTTGTTTTTTTGGTTCGCATTACTAATTTCAAGTATTGATTTTGGATATTTGAAATTGGTTGTATATTCTATTGAAGTTGTATTTTTTCTTGCATAAATATCGCTATCAGCTTCTTTTTTATACTTCCTTACTTTTTCTCTCTTTTCAAGTTGTGGTATATAAAGCATATTGTTTTTATTACAATTAGCTGTATTTGCTTTTGAAAATATTACAATATCCTCGTGGTTTTGCATCGGCTTTAATTTAGCAGTTAAAAAATTGCCAGGCTTTACCTTATTCCACACCCAAGTATATTTAAACATCTTTCTATTGCTTATTATCAATTCAGTTGTAAATGGTTGCATAGCTGTTAATACTATTGCTCCATTTGGTTTTATAATCCTTTCGTATTGTTCCCAAAGTTTAGGTAAATCAAGTAAGCTATCCCACTTTAAACCTGTTACATTATAGGGCAAGTCGCAAAGTATAAGTTGAACACTTGCATCAGCAATGTATGGAAATACATCGAAGCAATCAGCGTGGACTAAAACACTACGCATAACATCGGTTTTGCAATAGTGGGGCGGAAGTTGTAAATTCATCATTTGTAATTCTATTAAAGTTTAGTTGTGGGTTGAACTTTTGTGCCTTGAAACCCCACCATCGCAAAGCCCCGATACGTTATAAGTAACTTTATGAAGTAGTTTGCGTACAAATTGAATGAACATCTTTAATCAAATTGTCAACAAACCATTTGTTATCTTCACAATCTAAATTGCTCCAACCATAATCAAATTCAAGTTTTTCTTTTATTTGTTCTAAAATTTTTTCGTCAATTTGTTTTTTACAATCTTCTATACTTTCTCCAGAACCTATTGCAAAATCTTCATCTTCTGAAAAGAAATGCACTTTGCTATTTTTTGGTGCGAATCCTGATTTATCAAATTCAAACCAAAAACCTTTATATATTTCCATAGTTTTAATTTAAAAGCTACTTATAACAAATAATTGTATCAATAGCTTGTTTAGTGTTTAATTTAATGTTTTGCGTTTTTTTGTAATCTTATTTTAATCTGAAACGTATGGTAACTTTAGCACGCTACTAATACAATTATCATACGTTATAAGAAATAGCTACGTTTTCTTTTCAGTTGAAAATATAAGTTCTAAACCTTTTTTATATTTATTATTACGAATAATAACTTCATTAACCTGTTTGGTAACATTTTCAAGTAAGTAATTTATTTTTTCATCTTTGTTATCAGTGTTAATTTCATAAGATAAAATATAAGAATTACATCTTTTATCAAATAAAGTGCTATCTGGATTTTCTATAAATTCTTTAGCGTTAAATATTTTTAATATTTTCTTTTTTCTATAAGCGTAACAATTTATAAGTTCTTTTTTGTATTGTCCTTGTTCAATAATAAGATAAAATAAATTACCATAACAATCATAAGCTTCATATTCTTTTTCCATAATTACTATTTGTGTTTATACCCGCTACTTCTTATAACAGCAATTTGTAGAAATGGCTACTATTCGCAGTTTTGGATTGTTGTTGTTTAATTTATAATTCGTTAATTTTTGTTGTCTATTCGCTTGAATTACGCCACTTCTACAAGTTGCCAAACGTTAACCGCTATTTAAACTCAACTTTGTGGATAATTGAGTCTTTGTAGTGAATTGGAAATTTTAACCTTGCTAAAGTATGATAAGGAAAACCAAACTCTAAACATAGCTTTTTAAAATTACCTCTTACTATTGGCGGTTCGTTAGGTTGCAAAAGTACTATTGTGTTTTTTCGTTGCATAATTTTTCTTGGTATAAAATCTTTAATTTTTTATGATAGTCTTTATATGATTTTGGTTTATCACATTTTTCTAATGGAGAAATATATTCATATTCGTAACCTAAAACCATTTGAGATAGTTTTTCTGTTTTGTATTCTAAATCACAATATTGATTTTTATTATTTGCTCTGCAATTTTGACATTTTTTCATAAAAATATGCGTTACAGTCGCATCCCTGTTTTTTTTTTATTTTAGTTCAACATTATATTTTTCTATCCATTTGGTAACTCCGTTTTTTGTAAGCTGAACTGAGTTTTTAGTTTCTTTTTCAACTACTAAAGTTTCTCCTATTGATGCTCTAAATAATGATTTGTAAGAACCTTTTAAAACATTTTTTGTGAAAGTTGCTGTCATAATTTCTATTTTTAGTTGTTATTTCTTTTACAAATATACGACTAATTTTGATACTACCAAATAAAATTACAATTATTTTTAAAATTTATGTAAAAACAGCGGTTAACAGTGGTTTTATTCAATAGCGGTTTCGGTGTTTAATCTAAAAAATAGTGTGTATTTGTAAACTTTAGGCATAACCGAAATATAGTTTTTTACTTTTCCGCTACTGAAATAAAGCCACCATACGTTATAACTCATTTTGGCGAACCCTTATCAAACGACTTTTTTTGTCGAAAATCACATTTTCTTTTGGTATAATTTTAACCTCACTAATTAATATTTTACAAGGTTCATCTAAATACCAAATGTATTCAGGGTCTGTTTCTGAAATCATACCAACTTCACAATATTTTGGGTTAATTCCTTTCGGTTGAAAATATACTGTATTCATAATATTTCAGATTTTGAAGTTATCATTTTAAAGTAATTCAAGTGTATTTGAGCAGCAGCATAATATTTTAAAGCTGTACTAAATTTTCTTTCTTTTCTGAATATTTTAGCTAAATATTTGTTTCTGTAATATTCTTTTTCGCTGTGTTCTTCAATTAAATTTTCCATAATAAAAACGAGTTATAACAGCAATTACACGCTATTTTAAGAAGCGACAACTACAATCATATCATTTTCAATTCTTCTAATAGCTTGCTCAACACTTAAATTAGTATTTACATAGTCTAGTTGTAACCAAAAAGGAAAATACCATTTCCATTTTTGGACTTCAAACCCGCCATAATTATCTCTAATTATTCTATATTTAATAATTTTAAATCCAATAAAAAAAACAGCAGGTAACACAGGTTTTGTGCTATTGCTTGGCTCGGTGTTTTCTGAATGTTTAGTCATAATCTGTAATTTTTAGTGTTTAAATTAAAATTTGTTTTATTTTTATGCAACAGGCACAAAGCCCGAAAACGTTATGCCTCATTGCCCGAAAGAATAGAAACAATCTCTTTTCCTCTTTCAACACAATGATTTATTTCTTCCCATCCGTGACCATCGTAATTTTTTTGATGCAATAATATTTCGGATGCTTCAATCAATTTTTTCATAACGTCTTTTAAACACCAAGCGTTATCCATTGCTAAAACAGATTGCAACGAAGGCATAACAGCCGTTTCAAGCAATTGCGGGATTTGTTTTTTATCTTCAATCATCGGTCTTTAATTTAAGTTTGGTTATTATTTGTTATTTTTGGGTATTAAACCCCCGCAACTGCGTGAAGCGGCGGGAGCGTTAGCAGTAATGCTAAAGTGAATCTAACAAATCTTGTTTTGTAATTGTAAACTTATCCTTGTAATTTTCATAGTAAAGTTTAGGTAATAAATCTATAATTTTTTTGAAATCAATATTTTCATCTAAAATTTTAGTTATTTTTTCATACTCATCATCAGAATTATTTTCTGAAAATCTATCATCATCAATTCTTTTAGTTATCCATTGTGAAGAAAAATTAATAATTGGTTCTAATTTAGAGCCTTTGCACTCAAAAACTGCATCTTCTTCTAATTCTCTAACTTGTTCTTCTTCTCCGTCAAAAACTTTATAGATAAAATCCTCTAAATCTGTATAAAATTCACCATCTTCAAAAAAGTTTTCCATAAATCGCGAAGCACTACCGCTAACATCGGTTTTGTCTAATTCCTTAGAATTGTTTGTATCTGAAATCATAATGTTTAATTTAAATATTGGTACTTGTTTGTTGTGTATAGTTTTAAATCATCGGCACTAGACAAAGCCGAGAACCGTTATAAAACAGTTTAACCGACATCGTGCATATCATCAACTATCTTTTGTTCTTGTGTTCTTTTTGATAAATCAACTATTTCAACCCATTCAAAACCATCAAACAAGGTGTCGTGTCTATTATCATCATGGTTTTTTCTTAGATGTTTAGGTTTTGAATAAGCTTTTAATTGACCATTAACCTCTTCAAAATAATCTCCTTCTACATAATCTATCGCATGAGGAACATATCTTATTGCTGTTCCTTTTCTGTAACCTCTTTTTTTTGCTTCTTTAATTAAGTCCATAATAAAACCGATTTTATAACAATGGTTTGTAGCAAAACTACTTTAGGCTACCTTTCCATCGTTGGTTAATAATTCTTTTGTGTTTGTTGTGTGTGTTTATAATTCTACGTTCTGCTACAAGCCATCGAACGTTAGCGGTAATACTAAGAACCACTAGGCGTTTTTACGGATAAAATTCAACATTTCAGAACCGTGTTTAAAACAATCACAGCCTCTATTTTCGTCAAAAGGTTTTGTGCTTGGTACAGTATTTCCATTTAATTTATATACAGGACAACTACTATTGCAACTTGAATGTTCACTATCGCAAATTTCGTACAATTCAGTACTTAAATTTTCTTCCGATATAGCACCAGTTCTTGCATATTCCATTACAGATTTAGGTGTCAAATCAGAATACTCAATATCTTTATCTGTTACTTTTTCGCCTTTTGCTAATTTGATAATTAATTCTTCCATTTTAATAAAATTTAATTGACAAACCCTGTGATTAAAAAAGTACTACCGCTAACAAGGGTTTGCCAAAATGGTGGCGATAGTGCTATATTTGAACTTTTGTGCTTTTTATTGGCTTTTGTGCTAAACTGAAACATTCTGCTTTCTATCCCACCACTTCGGCAAGCCCTAATCCGTTAGCAAATAGTTTTAGAACACTCGTCTAAAACAGCCACTAAAAGATGTTTGTTTAAATCTGAATTTAACGGCACAATTGGTTCTGATGGACAAATAGTTTTATACTGCTTTTCAAATACTGAAAGTACTTTCTCTACATCAATTTCAGGATATTTGTTTTTTAGCATATCTGTAAATGAAGTTCTTATTCCTATAATAATATTGTTTTCTTTCAAAAGCTCTTTGTGTTGTTCTTTTGTTAGGTTTTCTTCTTTTGATTTTACATAGCATTGATGTGCTGTAAGTTTTATTTTTTCCATAATAAACCGATTTGCTAACAACTACTATATTCAATAGCGGTCATTGGGTTAAATTCAACAATTTGTTTGTACTTGGTTTTTTCAGTCTTAAACCGAAACTTATTTTTGTATATTTAGCAACATCGTGTAGCCCCTAAACGTTAGTAGCAAGTGATACTTTTAGTCATTGTAGAAAATTTCAGTATAATCAGCATCTTTACCACCACACCACCAACTTTTTACATTATCTATCGTTGTATCTTCAAGCCAACAAGAACGGAAATCAAAAGTCCAAACACTTCTTTTGCCAATCCATTTTCCATCAATTAATTTCCAAACAACATTGTTGGCATCTAACATACAACCCCCAACATTTCTTACAATTTCCTCGCAAAAGATGTTTGATATTTTATTGTAAACCATTTCCGTTTAATTTACCGCACCAGCCACTAACAGCGGTTTGGTGCAATTATTTTGCCTATTAAATTTATCTAAAGCTCGAAGTATCTGCAAGGCAAAATAACAGACACCAAGCGGCAAAACGTTAATCTTTACTATAATCTAATTCAACTTTACAACCACTTTCTTCAAACTCTAATTTTACTTTTAATAACTTAGCGTATGTAACAGCTGGCGCCTGTGGATTTTTACTTTTAATCTGTAACGCTAATTTTGATGGTGTTACACCTACCATTTTTGCAAAGGTGTTATTATTCTTTGCGGTTTCTGAAATTAATTTTTGTAGTATGTTCATTTGTCTTATAATTTTATAATGCAAAGATATATAAATATTTTAAATAAAAAAGTATAAATTAATTTTTTTTATAAATATTTTCCTTTTACATTTGCAATATCAAATTATAAGATATGAAAACAATAACATTTTTATTATTAGCGACTATTGGTATGCACACTACTAATATGTACATAGCTTTTACTGCTCTTATTGTGTGCGGAATATTAATCTTTAAAACAACAAGAAAATGAAACTAAAACAAATCTATCAGGACAAACTCGAAAATTTAGAGTACCCTTTAATGAAAGAAAATATGTTAAAATCTTTAGAAAATAACAAAATTTATTTAAGTTTTACAATTCATGAAGGGATTGATTTTTGCAACTTTTTAGCAAATCAGGAATTTACTTTTAATAATTTTTATAACTTATTCGACCATGAAAAAATATAGAGTTTACTATTGGAAACACAAAAACGATGATTGTATAGATTGCGAAAAAGAAATATTCGCTTTTAACTTCGATGAATGTTTTAAGGCTTTTAGAGAAAATAACCCATTTGTTAAAATTAGAGAAATAAAAGAAATATTATGATAAACGCAAAAGAATTAAGAATCGGCAATTATGTAACAATAACACCGCATAAAGAAAATGATGATATGAAAATTGATTGTGAAGATTTTAAAAATTTGTTGGAATTTAAAACATTTGATAGATTAAAACCAATACCACTAAATGAAGAAAAGCTTTTGAAATTAGGATTTAAAGAAAAAGATTTTGAAGATGGTAAAATTATAACGGTAATTGAAAATAATAAATGTATTGGTTTTATAATTAATAATTTATCTTCTATGGTTATTTTAAAATCAGTTCACCAACTTCAAAATTTATACTTCGCTTTAAATAACAAAGAATTAACATTATGAAAATCGACAAAGCAATTATAGAGTACTGGAAAAATTTAGATAACGTAAAAATAAAATTACAATGGAGGATTTACTAAATTTCAAACAAGCACAAATTGAAGCATTACAAAAGAAACTTCAAGAAATGCAAAAAGAATTAGACACCGCAAAAGAATTATTAAAAGGAATTGTAAAAGACTACGAAAATGGAAATTAAACTAATAAACGAAGTTTGGTTTGTGAATGGTAAACCACTTAACGAATTAACACCAAACGAAAAAATTTTAATGGATAGACTATTTGAAAACTATAAAAATGACACGAAATAAAGAAACGCACAACGCACTCGAATTGCTTTTAACAGCTCAGTTATTTATTGAAATATTCGAGAACTATAACTTAACAGGAATCGAAAAGAAGTATGGTAATATGTTTCACAACGCACTTGAAACAAAAACTATTAAGCATTATAACGAGGTTTACAAAAATGATGCTGAATTTGCTTTAAATAGTTTAAACATTAAACAAAGGCTAATTACTCAAATTGCTGAACTAAACGAAGCCGATGCAATTTTATTAAGTGAGTTTGTAAAAAAGTTTATTGATAATATTGAAATAGCGAGAAAAAAGGGAGTAGTATTTTTTGATAAAATTATTTAATTATGAAAATGACCTTATTAAAAATATCAAACGAGTTAGGAGTTGACAGAGTAACACTAAAAGAAATTGCAAAAGCAAATAATTTAGAATATACCGAAAAGGACGGAATGAAATTTTATAATATTTTCGACCTTCAAAGATTAGTTGAAAGTACAATGGTAACGATTTATAAACCTGTTTATATTAATACAACATACCACATTTACGAATCAAAAATTAATTACGACTTAACAATATGAGCAAACTATCAAAACGTAAAAGCATAGTAACAGTAGGTAAAAGAATACCGACCGCTTACGAAATCCAAAAAGATAACAGATTGAAAGCTATTGAAGTGGCAAACAATACAGACCCGAAACTAAAAGAAGTAATTAAATACGATTTGAAAAGATGAAAATAGAAGAATTTTGCAGAACAGCAACACAATCTGAAATGATAAATTTATTTGCAGATTTAAGCAAGGCACTTTTGAAGCAACGGATAAAAGTATTGAAATCTTCCGAAAAGGAATTAATGACAAAAGTTGCTAATAAAAAGCAAATGGACACGCTATACGCAAACTCTTTTAACGATATTCGAGTTTACAATACACTTTTAGCTGATTTAAAAATTTTAGTAAAATATATGAAACAAACACCACTACAAAGAATCCTCAAAATACTTGACTACTACGCTAAACTCGGAACGAATAAGGAAAAAATTAATGAACTTTATTTTAAAATATTGAAAGATGGAAAAGCACCAATTAGCAATGAAAATTTGTAAAATATTGATAGAATCTGACTTGTCAATTTCTGACCAATTAAAAGTGATTGAAATGGTAAAAGAACGTTTAAAATTTTGCAAAGAAACAGGACAAAAAATGTCGCAATTAACTTTAAATTTATAATGGAAAATACTAAAATCTTCTTTACAAGTTTCTCGCAAATAGGACTTGTTGCAATAAATACCGTATTAATAGCAAAAGGCTTTGTTTTAGGCATTTTCTTAGCGAGCTTTACAATTAGCTTACTTTGGTCATATAATGTTTCACGTGTGGCGTTATCTGATACCAAAAGAAAACTAATATATTCATTTGGGGCTGGCTTTGGTTCAATTGCTGGTTATTACTTAATTAATATTTTTTTATAAAAAAAAGTATAAAATAATAATATATTTTGTATCTTTGACAAAATTTAAAACTTTAAAAACATGGAAACACAAACAGACTGGAGAAAATTCAGAAAATCAACTCATTTAGCAAGTGCCGACCTTGACGCTCTTGAAACAGATGGTAAAAAATTAATCTTTACAATTAAAGAAGTAAAGTACGAACAAGGTGTCGATGTTTCAGGAACTAAAATGGATGGAATTTTTTGCTACTTTTTAGAACCTGTTAAACCTTTAAAACTTAATTCAACAAATAATAAAGTACTTGCTGGATTTGCAAAGAAAAACGGACTAATCGGAAAAGAATGTCACGTTATTGAGAATTGGAAAGGAATGAAAATTGAACTTTTTGTTGATAGAAATGTAAAAATGATGGGAGCTATTACCGATGGTATTAGAATCAAACCATTGCAACCAACAGAAGTTAAAACAAAGCCTATTTTTACAGAAGCTAACTTTGAAGCTGCTAAAACTGCAAAAGCTACAATTGAACAAATAAAAACTAAATATGAACTAAGTACAGAAATGGAAATAAAATTTAAAGAATATGCAAAGCAATAATGAACAGCGTTCAGAAAATTGGAAAATAGAGCGTTATGGTAAATTTTCAGCAAGCGAAATTATAAAACTTTTAGGAGTTCGTGGACTTGGTGAAACTGGGAAAACATACGCAATCGAAAAAGCAATTGAAGAACTTTACGGAGAAATGGAAGAGAATTTTGTTTCTTTTGATATGCAACGAGGGATAGAATTAGAACCGCTTGCCTTTGCTAAATTCAAAGAGTTGAAAGAATTAGAATTTTTAGAAGTTACAAATTGCAGTTTCTTTAAATTTAATGAAGATGCTGGAGCTTCGCCAGATGGATTAGTTTCAGATGATGCTGTTTTAGAAATCAAATGTCCGAAATCAACTACTTTCTTTGAATTGGTAGCAACAAATGAAATAGATAAAAAGTATTATGCACAAATGCAAATGCAAATGCTATGTACAAATAGAAATAAAGCGTATTTCTTTAATTATCTTATTCACGAGGGAACTGAATATCATCATGAAATTATCGTTGAACGTGAAGAGGTTATGATTGAATTAATTAAAACAAGATTAAACGAAGCAATCGAAATAAAAAAAGAGTATATTAACAAAATTAATACAAATAAACAATGGAAGTAACAGGAAGAATTAAAGTAATCAACCCGACACAAGAAGTGTCTGCAAGTTTTAAAAAACGTGAATTAGTAGTAGTAACTGCTGAACAATATGTACAGCATATTTTAATAGAATTTGCACAAGATAAATGCGATTTGTTAGATAACTTTCAAGAGGGGCAAGAAGTGAAAGTAAGTATTAATTTACGAGGTAGAGAGTGGGTAAATCCACAAGGAGAAACAAAGTACTTCAATCAAATTCAAGGTTGGAAAATTGAAGCTAATTATTAAGCAAAAAATTAAACCGAATTATTTTTTTAGTTCGGTTTTTTTTGTATATTTGCGTAAGTAATGAAGTGAGACGCATTACATACATAGAAAATATTATATAGAATCCTATTCAGGAGGCACGTCTCACACTACTGCCGAATGAATGGGATTTTTAATTTAATACTTTTATATTATGACAGATTTTGAAAAAGAAATGATTGAGGTTCAATATGAATTATTGAAAGTTCAAAAACAAAGAAATGAAATTTTAAAAAGTTCATTTGTTGTTTATGATAACTATCCAGCGGCTTTAGAAAAAATAGCTATGATTTTAGAAAAAATTGAAACATCAATTGATTTATTGGACAAATGAAACCATATCCGGACCAACAAAAATCAATTAATGAAATCTTTGCAGAATTTCAAACTAAAGACCGACTACTCTTTCAGCTACCAACAGGAGGAGGAAAAACGGCTGTATTTTCTTTTATAGCTAAACGATTTATAAAAGAATATCAAAAGAAAATTTTAGTGTTAGCACATCGTGAAGAATTAATTAATCAAACATTAGAAACATTGCGTAATATTGGTGTATCTTGTGAAAGCGTTATTGCTTCAAAAAAATCATTAAAACATAATGCGAACGCTTATGTAGGAATGATTCAAACGCTAAAAAATAGATTGAAAAATAATCCTTTATTCGTTAAAGAAATTGGGCTTATCATTATAGATGAAGCGCATTTGGATTTACACAAAGAAGTATTTGAGTATTTTCCAACAGCAAAAATTTTAGCGGTTACAGCCACGCCTTCAAGTTTAAAAAAAATTAATTTTACAAGATGCCACCGCTGTAAAAAAGAACACGAAATAATAACAGAATGTTGTAATTATGAAACTTACGAATATACCCGCAAATTTTCATATTCTGAAATTTATGAACATATTATTTTAGGTCAATCAATTTCAGAGTTGATACTAAACGATAGATTAGTAAGAGATTTGAATTACCAAATAGGCGGTTGTAATCGTTCGGAATTTTCAATAGATAGCAAAACAGGTGACTATGATACTAAGTCAACTGATGCATTTTTTAAACAGCCAAACGTTGTGAAAAATTACGAATCTATTTGTAAAGGAGAAAAAACTATTGTTTTCAATTCATCAACATCAACTAATTTAGCTACATTTGAAAGTTTTGTTGATGCTGGTTATGAGAATGTACGAATGTTGGATTCAGTAAATACAAAACAATCCGAACGCAAGCCAATTTTAAAATGGTTTAAAGAAACTCCAGACGCTATTTTGTTAAATTGCGGAGTATTAACCGCTGGATTTGATGAGCCTACAATACAAGCCGTTATAATAAATCGAGCTACACTTTCTCTTTCTCTTTGGCTTCAAATGGTAGGGCGTGGAGGTCGTAAATGTGAAACAATTTACAAGCCACATTTTAAAGTCATTGATTTAGGCGGAAATATTGAAACTCATGGTAAATGGTCAGATGAAATCGATTGGAAGAGTATTTTTTATTCATCAAATGAAAAGCCAAAGCCAAAACGTGAAGCACTTGAACAAACAAAGCAATGTACTAATTGCGGAATAATTTATGTTAAAAATGAAATTGTTTGCCCAAATTGCAACTATGAAGAACCAAAGAAAGAAAAATCAATTACAGATGAGGTTGCTGTTTTAGTAGATGAAATACCTTTGCCGAATGGTAAAAAAATAGTAGATTATTGCACCCGAATTGCAAAAGATAAAAATTTTGCGTGGACTATTTTAATTAACCAAATTTTAGATTTATTCATAAGGCATGAAGTCACATTTGGAACTTTTCAGCGAACAGAAAAAAACGGAAAATTTGAACAATCAATGCGTAATATTATTAAAGAACCATATTCAAGTATTCAAGGTTCAGAGCTTGAAGGCACAAATTTAAGGACAAAAGCTTATATTATTAACAAAATAAAAACTAAACTCGAAAAGTACTATGAGAAAAGAACTTGAAGCAAAGCACCAACAGGATATAATTTTATTTATGAATAAAAATTATTTTAAAACTCACATAATTTTTTCAGTACCAAACGAAATTCCGTATCCTTTACCTCTTAAAATAATGACACAAATACTTTCTAAATTACAGCAAAATGGACTTTTAAAAGGTGCGTCAGATTTAGTTATTCTTTGCCCTAATAAAAGATACATAACAGTAGAGGTTAAAACCTCAACAGGTTCGCAAAGCAAGGAACAAATTATATTTGAAAATCGTGTTACTGAAATAAAAGGCGATTATATTGTGGTTCGTAGTTTAGAAGATTTTATTAACAAAGTAGTTCCAATATTATGAAATTAAAAGAAGCCGTAAGTAGATTGGGATTCACAATATCAAAATCCAACAGACCAAACGAAAAAGACATCGAAGCTTTTAACTGCATTTTAGAAGTCTTAGAACAAACGCAAACTAAAACTATTCAGGATAATTTATTATTTGCTAAATTATACGCTTATAACTTACAGGAATTTACAAGACATTATAAATGCGTAAATTTAGCAACTGAAAAACTAAACGAATTGTTAGCCGAAAATATAGATTATCGTATTGAATTTTTAACGGCACAAATTAAACAAACTGAATTATGCAAAGTTATTACAGATGATTTTTTTGCAATACTTTCACCAACAAAAGCACGAGAGAAATTAAAAGAATTTCCAAATCTTGAAAAAGAATTTGTACATATTTGGGATTTTTGGACCACAGAAAATGTAACTTCGCACCTGGAAACAAATGTAAATTTAACAATACAAAAATTTAAAAATCATGTTTGAAAAAATTAAAGTAGATAAACCGCAAAAGCTTGATTTTTCAAACGTTGAGAAATACAGAATAAGACCAACAGACCAAATTCCAAAACCTGAAACAGTATTGCAAGTAGGAGGGAAAATTATATCCACTCGTAAAAATATTTTTGGAATTACAGGAAAAGCAAAAGTAGGTAAGTCTTTTTTAATGGCACTTATTAATGCTACTGTGCTTAAAAAAGGCGAAATGGGTATGTTATCTTCTTACTTGCCAAAAGGCAAAGACAAAATTATATACATAGATACTGAGCAATCAGATTATCACGTTGCATTAGCTATTCAGAGAGTTAAAAAAATGGTAGAAGATTATAAAATTGATAATCTTTTAATGTATGCATTCGATGCCGTTAATACTGATATGCGTCGAGCTTATACGGAATATCTAATACAAAATACTGAAGGTGTTGGGCTTGTTATTATCGATGGAATTGCTGACTTAGTAAAATCAATTAACGATGAAATTTTAGCTACTGAAATGTCAGACACTCTTCGAAAGTGGGCAACAATTAACGACGTTGCAATAGGTTACGTTTTGCACCAAAACCCAAGTGATAGCACTAAAATGCGTGGTCACTTAGGTACTATTTTAATGAATAAGTCAGAAACTGTATTGCAAATTTCTTCAAGTAAAGAAGATGATAGTATTAAAATAGTCGAAGCATTACAAACACGTAACGCAAAACCTGATAATTTTTCATTTAGAATTAATGATGGTATGCCTGAAATTATGGAACAATGCTATGAACTTCCAAAGGCTGGACGTAAGGCGCGAAAAACTTTAAGTAATATAGAAAGATACAATGTACTATTAGAGTGTTACAGAGGACTTAAAAAGAGCCAAAATTTAGGGTATAGCGTATTAATTGAAAAGGTAAGAGAGAATACAACCGATATGGGTGATAATGCAATTAAGCAATTTTTAACATACGCAAAAGAGATGAATTGGATAAATCAAGACGTACCAAAAGGCGGTTATTTCTTACAAGATTTTAGCGATGGTTTAATGGTTTAACAATTATTTTAATTAAACCGATGAATTATTAAACCATCAGCAAAAAACAATTATTAAACCATCATAAGCCCTTATAAACATTGACTTTTTTATTAAATTTTAGTTGATGGTTTAAAAATAGAAAATAATTATTAAACCATTAAAAAAAGCATTTTATCGTATTTATTTGTATTTAGTCGATGGTTTAATGGTTTAAAAATAGAAAAAACACATGGTTTATGATGGTTTAATAATACCCCTATAAGGGGGTATTTTAAACCTAAACCATTAAACCATTAAAAAAGTTAATAAATGAAAAAACAAACTAAACCTAAACAACCAACATTTCAAGAATTCGAAATTGAAAAGCGTAAACTTTACGTATCAAAAGAAAATCCAACACGATTAAAAGAAATTATTAAAAAATTAGATTATATTTATTACGGTATTAAAAATATAACACTATGACACCTCACATCGTTTACTTTGAATTATTTGGTAAAAAAATGAAAACCGAAGTATTAGCTAAAGACGCTAATCACGCTAAAGAAATTGTAAAATCTAAAATTATATTCCATAAAGTAGAAAATAAAACAATAGATTTTTTAAAAGATATCTTTGGAATGAAATAATTTTGTATATTTGTAGAAAATAGCAACGTTCTTACGTGTTTTAAGGTTTAAATTTAAATCATGTTTAGCTATTCATGGTTTTTTAAATTAAAGTTATGGCAAGACCAAGCGAATATAATATAGAAATATGTATCTTAATTTGTGAAGAAATTGCAAAAGGTGGAAACATAATGCAAGTACTTGATTCATGTACTAATTATCCAAGTTGGAGTACTTTCAGAAGATGGAAAAGAGATAATGAAGAATTACGAACGTTGTATATAAACTCACAACAAGATAAAGCAGAAGCACTTGAAAAAGAAATGGACGATTATCGGTCTATGTTGTTAGCTAAAGAAATAGACGCATCTACTTATAACACATTAGTACAGACTTTAAAATGGAAAATGTCAAAGTATTATGCTAAAATGTATGGTGACAAAACAGATATTACAAGCGGTGGAGAAAAGATACAAACAGCTCCTACTTCGATACAAGTTGAAATAACTAAACCAAATGAAGATTAATTAAAATTAATTTTGTATATTTGTGTTTGTATTGTCTCAGATACACATAAAAACATTATAAAAAATCCAACTATGATAAGACTGAGACCTTTGATTAGTTGGTTTTTTCATTTATGATAGGAATATATAAAATTACAAGTCCAACAAAAAAAGTTTATATTGGTCAAAGTATAAACATTGAAAAAAGAATAAAGGATTATTCTAATTTAAAAAACTGCATTGAACAACCAAAATTATATAATTCGTTTTTAAAACACAAAGTAGAAAATCATATTTTTGAAATAATATGTGAATGTGAAATAACAAAACTTAATGAATTAGAAAGATATTATCAAGAATTGTATAACGTTATTCAAACAGGATTAAATTGTGTTTTAACAAATACACAAGATAGATGCGGATTTTTAAGTAAAGAAACAAAATTAAAAATTTCAAACTCAAAAAAAGGACAAGGTAAAGGAATTAAAAAAAGTATTGAATTTAAACAGTCAGTTTCAAAAAATAATAAATTAAGAGTTTGGAAACAAGAATCTAAATTAAAATTATCTAAAAGTTTAAAAGGAAAATTTAAAGGTGAGCTAAACCCATTTTTTGGAAAAACACACACTAAAGAATCTTTATTAAAAATGAGTGAATCATCAAAAAACAGAAAACCACCAATGCTAGGAAAAAAACACTCAATAGAAACAAAAAACAAAATAAAAGAAAAAAATAAATTAAAAACATTTGGTAAAAATTCTAATGCTAAAATAGTTTTAGATATTTCAAATGGTATTTATTATGAGTGTGTAAAAGAGTTAGCAATTATATTAAATATTAATAGACATACTTTGTCAAGAAAAATAAGAGGTGACAGAAAAAATAATACTAATTATATTTACGTATGAAAGCTACAATAGTATTTGAGAAAACATGGGGAGCTATAAACGCAAAGAAAGAAGACGGAAGCAGAAAGTATAAATATATTATTCATACTGGTTCTTCACGTTCAAGTAAAACATATTCTATACTTCAAACACATTGGCTAATTTGTTTAACAGAACCAAATACAAGAGTTTCTATTTGGCGTGAAACAAAAGCAGATTGTAAAATGACAATTTTAGCTGATTTAAAAAAAGCAGTACCAACATTTCCAAATAATGAAGTAGTAACTTTTAATAAAACTGAAAGTGTTTATACTTTTCCAAATGGAAGTACAATTGAATTTATGGGAGGCGACGAAGAAAATAGAGTACATGGGTTTCAAGGAAATGTAGCACATTTAAACGAGCCTTATAAGTTTGGTGAAGATGCATTTAATCAAATAGATATGCGAACAAGTAACTACGTAATTATTGATTGGAATCCAAAAAGTAAACATTTTATTGATGATATTAGTAAAAGAGATAATGCTATTGTTATTCATTCTACATATAAAGACAACCCCTTTTGCCCAATTGAACAAAGATTAAAAATTGAAAGCTATTTATCAGTAAAATATACTGATGTAGTAGAAAGCAATTTAATTGACTTATCAAACGCATACAATTATAATTTTGATAGTAATATATTAAACTTTACAGACAAACAATTAAAAGAACTTAAAAAAGCATTACACAATGAAAGTCAAAATACTTCAAACGATTATCTTCATTTAGTTTACGCAAAAGGTTTAAAAGCCGAGAAGCCTAACAGAATTTTTAAAGGGTGGAAAATAATAGAAGATAAAGAGTTTGAAAATTTACCTTATCCTTATTATTTTGGTTTAGATTTTGGAATTTCAGCTCCTACAGCATTGGTAAAAATGAAAACTGATGGAGATGGAACTTACTTTTTAAAAGAGCTATTGTATAAACCACTTAATCAAATGAGTGGCACTTTATCTGATGAGTTAGAAAGTTTAGGAATACCAAAACATATTGAAATTATTTGTGATAGTGGTAACGAATTGAATCAAGGCGAAGGACAAAAGCTACGTAATAGCGGTTATAATATTATATTCGCTCAAAAGGGGCAAGGCTCGGTAGTTTCAGCAATTGAAACAATGCAAAAATCAACTATCTATTATACTAAAACAAGTTACAACCTTGAGGAAAATTACGAAAATTACTCATGGAAAATTTATCAAGGAATACAGCTTGATATTCCAGAAGAAACAAGAGAAGATTTAATAGATGCTTCAAAGTATGTAATTAAATGGTATTCCAAAACAAGATATTTAACATAAAATAATTAATAAAATGTTTGCGTATTAATTATTTTTGTATATTTGTAAAAATTAACGATGTGAATCGTAGATAAAAATATGGTAGAAAAATCATTTTCTTTATTCGGTAGGGAGCTTTTTCGTGTTGAAAGAAACCGATTAGGCGAGTTTTCATATTCTTTTTTAAATGGAGAAGATTTTAACCATTCTACTAAATACCTTGAAATGTCATTAAGCAACCCTGTTTTAATGACTATTATTTCTTTACGTTCTAAAATATATTCTCAAATGAGAATAACACATTTAGACGCAAGCGGAAAAGAAATAAAAAATAGTCCTTACATTAAATTATTAAATCAACCTAACTACTTTCAAAGCGGTCAGGATTTCTTATTTCAGCAAATGTGGTTTTTATCAGCAACAGGTAACGACTTAATTTACCAAAAGAAAGCGTTTGCAAATGAATTACCAAAAGCTATTTATAATTTAGTACCAAGTGAAATTGATTTTAATGAGGTTCATAAATTAAATAAGTTTATTGTAACTCAAAAAGATATTAAAGCATATTCAGAAAAGATAATAAAATATACTTTAGACAATACAACTTTTGAAATACCTTTAAGCGATTTAGTACCATTATATGACTTATCTAATGGACTTACAAATAATGCGTTTATGCGTTCAGAAAGTCGTGTAAAGGCAGTGCATAAAGTTTTACAGAATATAGACCAAAATATAAAGTCTAAACATACTAACTTACAGATGTCGCAAAAGTACATAGGTAAGAATCAAAGTAACGGAAACGAGGCACAAATACAGCAACAAGACAGAAATAGTATAGAGCGTTCAATTTCTTCTAATTCTTTGGTTTTAACTAATGCTAATGTTGATGTTAAGCATTTAGTTAGCGACATGAAACGTTTGTATTTAGATGAGCAATTTGCTGACGATGCCAACAAAGTACTTTTAGCTTTTGAGCTAAACAAAAACGTTTTAAATTATTTTGCTAAGGACTCAACATTTGAAAATCAAAATCAAGGCGTTATATCATGGGTTCAAAGTTCTATTCAAACAAGTGCAGACGATTTAATGAATAGCTTATCTTCTCAATGGGGTTTATTAGAAAGAAACGAAAAGTTAGTAGCAAGTTATGAGCATTTACCAATTATGCAAAGCGTTGTTAATGATAAAATAAAGTCATTTACTGAAATGCAAAACGCTATTAAAATAGGTTTAGAAAATGGAACTTTAACAACAGAAGAAGCAAAGAAAATGAGTGATGAATTTAGACTAAAATTAAAGTTATGATAATCAAAGAGCAAAAAGATAAATTAAAAGAGATTGCTAAAAGAACTGATAACGAAAGTTTAAAGCAAGATATTAAAGATAAATTAACTAATAAAGAAGTAAAAAAATGATTGCAGTAAAAGAATTTCCAGATAGAGAATTTGAAACGCAACAAGATTTATTTAAAGCGTTAAAAGAAAATAAAAAGCAACTTATTTCTTTAAAGAAATCTATTGAAAAAAGAGCTGATGCAATTAGTTATACTTCAAATAATGTAGTTTTAACAGAAGTAGCAAAGTCAGAAGATAATAACGTACAAGAACCTAACAAGATACAAGTAAAGGTAGTTATTAATACTACTAACTTTATTGATTCTCATAATGATTTGCACGTTAACGGGATTTGGAATAAATCAGTAACTGACAATGCTAATAAAGGATTTTTACATTTACAGGAACATGACAGAGATTTTGACAAAGTAATAAGCGACAATGCTAAAGGTTATATTGAATCTATAACATGGAAAAGTTTAGGATTTTCTTATAACGGAAAAACAGAAGCTTTAATTTTTGATTCAACTATTGAAAAGGAACGTAACGAGTTTATGTTTAAACAATATTCTAAAGGGTGGGTTAAAAATCATTCGGTAGGAATGAGATACGTTAAAATTGATTTAGCTATTAATTCAGAATCAGAATATGATAAAGAAGAAAAAGAAATATGGGATAAATATTACCAAGTAGTAGCTAATAAAGAAGTAGCCGATGAAAGAGGTTTCTTTTGGGTTGTTAGTGAAGCAAAAATAATCGAAGGTAGTGCGGTTGTAATGGGTAGTAATTCAGCAACACCAACTATATCAGTAGAAAATAAAACAGAAGCCGACACAATCACTTCTGAAAAACAAGAGCCGTCAAACGACACTCAAAAACAAAACGAGTTATTAAAAGAATTACTAAACAAATTTTAAATTAAACAGAATGGATGAAAATTTAATTAAAGCGTTAGGAGATAAAATCGACGCAATGAAAAACGAATCAGTTACAAAAGCGGAACTGATTGAGCTAATGTCTAAAGTACAAGCGTTAGAAACTTCTGGAACAAACGTTACAGAAATGAAATCTAATGTAGAAGAAATTGCTTTAAGAGTATTAGACTTAGAAACTAAAGGAGTAGATAAAAATGTAGAAGAAAATCTACAATCTATTTTAACAGCTAAAAAAGATGAACTTTCTGCAATGAAAGACAAATCTGGTTCAAGTATTAAGTTCGTATTAAAAGCGGCTGGTACTATGGCAGAATCTACTAACATTACAGGCGCTATTCCACAAGGTCAAAGAGAGGCTGGAATTACAAGAGTAGTTAGAAGAAATCCTTTTATTTTACAGTTAGTAAACGTTGGTACTATTATGTCTAACCTATGGGAATGGGTAGAACAAAAAAATCCTGACGGAGGTGCTGGAATGACAGCAGAAGGAGCTAAAAAATCACAAGCTGACTTTGATTTAGTATTAGCTTCTGCGTCTGTTAAAAAAGTAACTGCATTTATCAAAGTTACTAAAGAGATGTTAGACGATGTTGAATTGTTAAGAGCTGAAATTGACCAAGAATTAACAGAGCTTATCAACTTAAAAATGGATGAGCAAATTTTGTCAGGAGATGGTTTAACTGTAAACTTAAACGGAATTATTACAACTGCTACGGCTTATTCTGCTGGTAGTTTTGCTTTAGGAATTGTAGCACCTAATAAAGCCGATGTTTTAAGAACTGCAATTAACCAAGTAAGAGTAAACTTATTCGAGCCGACTTATATTGTAATGCACCCAACGGATGTAACTTCAATGGAGTTAGTAAAAGATACAACAGGACAATATGTATTACCTCCTTTCACTTCTATTGATGGTACTATTGTTAGCGGTATTAGAGTAGTTGCTAATACAGGAATGACTGTTGATAAATTCTTAGTAGGTGATTTCACAAAATCGGGAGTTAGATTTAAAGAGGGATTGACTGTAAATGTAGGTTATGAAAATGACGATTTTACTAAAAACCTTGTTACTATTTTAGCCGAAGCTCGTTTAGTACATAGAGTGAAATCTAACCACTACGGAGCATTCGTTTATGGTGATTTCTCTGATGCTATTACGGCATTAACAAAACCATAATAAATGCAAGTTAAGTTATTAAAAGATTGGGCTGGTAATAAAAAATCAGCCCTTATCGAAATAACCGACGAAGCTGTATTAACTAAAGGTTTTGAAATAGGGTTATTTGAAAAACAAGAAGATAAAAAGGTTAAACCTAAAAAAGAAGAATAAAGATGCCTAATATAATTGATACTACTTACTTTCAGAAAGCAAACGGATTAAATATTCCGTTAAGTCAAAGCGCCCCTATTAGCAATGTTGCAATGCAAACACCTAATAATGTGCAAGCACTTGAATTGCTTATTACTAAAGTAGAAAAATCAATTTTATTAAATGCTTTAGGTTTAACAGTTTATAATGAACTACAATTAGCTTTAGCGGACATTAATAATCCGTTATACGCTTCTTATAAAAAGTTAGTGCAAGGTGAACAATACGATGGTAAATTATGGAACGGATTAGAATATGACAATAGTCTAATTGCGTGGCGTATTTATGAGGATTTTGTAACCGAAGCTAACACAAGTTTAACGGCTGTTGGAACTGCAAATATAAACCCTGAAAAAGCAAATTTAATATCTCCATATTATAGAATTGCAAACGCAAATACAAACTTTATTACACAATATCAAGGTGGTTATTTAAAATACCCTATTATTTATGATGATATTTTTATAGATTGGTTTGGTGGGTGCAATAATAATATAGAGGTTTCTTTGTATCAATATTTAGTTGACAAAGTAGCTGATTTTGATGGTTTAGATATTGCTAAATTTAAGGTTTACGACACTAAAAACTCTTTTGGTATATGATAGTATTCGAGGAACAATTAGGTAGATTAGTAGAAGTATTACCAACTATTCAAGATGCTAATTTTAATAGTTTTGCTATTAATTACAATTGGGGAACAGAAGAAATACTTAACCAATATTTAAAGTTAAACGGAAAGTTAAGTTTTCCTTTAATATGGTTAGAAGTAGGTGAAGATACGAATGATTTAAGGGAACAAAGTGTAAAGCGTCAAGCAAACATTATAATTCTTAATGAATCACAAGCACCGCAAGAATTTAACCCTTATCAATATCAATATGATTTTAGTTTAGTATTACAACCGATAGCAAATAACTTAACACAAGCATTAGAGCAAAGCGGAATAAGTAGATTTGACGATAGAAACATAAGAACAAAAAGAGTCACAAAATACTCAATGCGTGAGAATGACAAATCTTTAATATTTATTTGCAACGCAATTGTAATAAATGCAGAAATAACATTTAGCAACGTTTCAAGTTGCTTACAAACAATTCAATTTAACAATTAATAAATAAAAAACTATGGCAGTTTTAATAAATCAAAAAGATTGCGTAACATCTCGCAAAAATTTAGGTTTACCAGATTGTATTATTCAAGAAGGTAGATTAACAGGTTTTATCCTTACTCCTAAAGGGTGGAGTATTGATTTAAGTACTGATACATTTGATAAGGCTTACGTTAATGAGCAAGTGCAATTAGGAAATTTTATTCCTGTATTGGGTGCTATTGAAGCAACAAATAACACTCCAGAAGCAACAACAGAAGAATATCAAGGTGGAGTTATGTCGGTAGTTCGTAATGGGTTACCACAATACGCATTTAAATTCTTAAAAGGTGGGTGGAAGTTTGCAAGTGCATTATCTACTTACAACTCGTTTCAGGCGTTTGATGTATTATTTGTATTTTCAAGTGGTGCAATTGCTGGAGCAACTAACGGAACAGCGTTTACAGGTTTCGACTTAGGTATGTTGAACAATGGTACATATATGTTTACAGATGGTGCTACTTCTGCAAGCGTAACTTGTTCAATGCAGTTAATTAACGAAACTCAATTTAATAGAGATGTAGCTATTTTAGACGCTTCTGTTTTAGATTTTGCAGTTAACACTGATATTTTACCAATTACAGATATTATATTAACAGGTACGGCAGACGCTTCTGATAATAAAATTTATGTAGATGCTGTTTATGCAATTAATCAATCCACAAAATTAGGCGGTATTGCAAGTGCTAATTTAAAACTTTTCGTTAATGGTGCTACAAACGTTATCGTTTCAACAACTTACAACACCTTGAGTGGTAAGTATGAAATTGTACCAACAGCTACATTAACAGCGAGTGATA